GAGCCACACATCACCGCACAAATCACCCGCGAGCTTGATGCGCTGGGCGTGCAGCTGCATGAAAGCGCCGTCGTTTCCGTCCGGTACGGTGCCCGCGTGCGCCTGGCTGACGGACGCACCGCGTACTGGAATGACAGCACCCGCCGCATTGATATCACCCCCGCACCGAATACGGAGGCGCCACAATGACCCGCTTTTATTGCGCCATGCAGCGCCAGCGCTTTGACGAAATGATGCGCCAGCGCACGCCCTTACTGACCCTGAACAACATTGCCACGGGGCCACAACCGGGCGATGAGCTGGAAATCACGGTCGTCAGTCCCGATCGCACCACCACGGCCATCATCACCGACATACTCAACGGACGACCGGACAGCACTAACCGCAGCTGGCTTGTCGCTGTTCGTCCGCGCCGTCCGCCCGGGGAGCCGGAGCCGCTCACGCCTGCCGGAAAAATCATGCGGCAGTACCACGAAGAGCAGGCACACAAACACAACGCAGAACTCACCAGAACACTGGCATCGATTAACCGAAAAGCGGCAATTGCCCGCTATGTGCATTCGGCCGCCAACAGGCAATCACGCAGGTAACAAAGACCATGAACATAACCAGAAACAGCAAACTGAAGGAGCACACCATGAACGACATCAGGAGGATCAGCGACAGGGAGCTTACGAAAATGATTGAGTCGGCACAGCAGCTGCTTTCACGACAAAACCCGGTCGTGGAAGAAACGTGGTGGGAGAATTTACTTGCAGCACTGACCGAACTCCGGGAACGCCGTCAGCAGTAAGGCCGCACTGACGCGCCCGATTTTTTCACCGCAACGCAATTCATTCACCCGACACACACTAAGAAAATATATGCAACATTACCACCCCGGAATAAAAACACTTTACACTTCTGTTAATATTACATAGCTAACACAATGACTGATTTCGCCAGCAATATTAATAAGCAACCCGGAGGTTTTATGTCTCATCTAATCAAACGCTATACGAACTACGATACAACCCTTTTAGCTGATATCTTGTCCTGCATCGCAGCCAATATTGAAGACGCCTACATCCTGAGTGGAGCTGTAGCTGGAAGGGATTATAATTACAATGACTTAATGAGTCTTGCTGTAAAATATCTATCCGGTACAAAACAGATTCCCGATATTCATACAGAAACAATAATACGAGGGGAGCCGGATTAACTATTTTTGCATGAATAAATACTCTACCCGAGCGCCGTTACGGCGCTTTTTTAATTTTATAACGTCCGAATCTACACCCCCGCCCCCCTTTATCAGGGCTGCTTCGCCGGGGTAAAAATTCTTTTTGCCCCGGCGAAGCAGCAGACAAGCGAAGCGCGTCAGGAACGCCGCGACAGTAGTTCAAGCGCATACCGGCGATCTTCCGGGCGCATGGCATCCACCAGGAACTTCACCATATTGCGACCGGAGCGGGCACCGGGGCTGAGGGTATGGGAAAAGGTCATCGTACAGACGAAGGTGTGCCCGCATTCGACATCACTGCATGCACAGTACAGATCCGCAAGTTCAGGGGTTTTCCAGTCTGTCTTCCGGATGACAGCAGGTGCGCCACAGTCCGGACACCGGGCTTTAAAAATCCGCATCTTACCTCCCGATAACACGTATCCCGGGGAGGACATTTTACCCGACCGGCACCGCTTTTTCTTCCGCCACATGCCCGGCTTCCACATCAAAACGAAGATAAAGGTGTTCCGGTATATCGGGATCGCTGTTCACGGCGTTCATAATTTTACGCTGAAGCGGTATCACCTCATCCTTGCGGTACGTCTCACGCGTCGTTTCCGGGTTAGGGATAGTGGCCCCGTTCGTGGGGATGATCCCCGCAAGACCAGCAGGAAAACGGTGGGCCGTAAACACATCCTGGGCGCTGATCCCCTTGATGTTTGAAAATTCATCCTTGGCGCTCACCTCACCAATCGGAATAATTTTCACCCCATCCGGCGAACCTTTGGGGATGTTGATGTACAGATTGCGGAAATTTCCCAGCCCCTTAGACTCCGCCACCTTCTCGCGGATCTCATCCTCCATCTCCGTGGTGATCCCAGGGTCGTTCGTATACAGCAAAAAGCCCATATGCGCCCCGTTGTTGTAGTAACGGCGACGAAAAAGGCTGGCCTCGCTGTTCAGCAGCGCCGAGTGAATGCCACCGATATAATCCGGCAGCCCGTAAATTTGCTGACGCGGATCATACATCCGCAGAAAGATAATATCTTCCGGCGTATAGACCAGCGCGGGGCCTTCCTGAAGCACCACGAACTCTCCTGTTTTGCGGCGCCGGAGATACAGCGACGGAAGCGGCTCAAGTGCCACGACGTCGCCGAATACGTTACGCACCTTGAGCAGGGCGAGATCGCCGAACAACAGGTAGTCAAATACCGCCTGTTCCATCTGGTCCGTTGTGAGGCCACCACCGGTATAGCCCCCCGCCACCATGTTACGGCGGGCATACAGCACCCCACCGTGCTGGGCGTTAAGGTTCGGGAGCTGCGCCAGTGCCAGGCGGTTAATCGGCAGCTGCCAGTGGTTGTGTTCGTTGTCATACCAGATGTTATGGTAGTCCGTGCCGGTGGTCAGCACCGGTTCCGGCTGACCAAACGTGATTGTGCTGCCACGTGCGGGCGTGAATGCTTTTTTCGTCACGCGTGACGTTTTGTTTCTGCGTTTCTTGCTCATGCGGCTTTCCCGAAGGCCCATGTGGACGGGCGTTCATAGTCATAATCTACAGGCTCATTAATCACGGCGTGCGAAATGGCAAAAAACACATCCGCATGCCCCGTAACATCCGACCGTTCCGCCACGAACGTCAGCGCGTTACCGCTTTTTGTGGTGGTGCGGCGTATGGACATGAACGACGCGGGGATCTCCGTGCGTTCACGGCTGGCCTCATCAATGGCGTCTTTCGCCCACTCGATACGCTTATGGGCCACCACGTCTATCATTTTCATCACCAGGCGGTTTTTGCTCTCCACGCTGTAAAGAATGGCGTTAGCCTCACGTGGCGCAAAGCGACTGACGATATCAAACACCCCTTTCCCGATACCGGTGATATCTATGCCGATATAGGTAATGTTAAAGCGCTGCATCAGTTCGCGGATCTGATCGGCCTGCCAGGTGAAGTTAAATCCCTGCCACTGCCAGACGGCGAGCACACGGAACCGCTCGCCTTCATGGACAGGTGGAGCCACAATTACAAACGTGGAATTATCCCCGGACCTTGACGGGTCAAAGCCCGCCCACACCTCACGATTGCCGAACGGACGTGCTGCCGTGGGATCGTAGTCACCCCACGTCTCCATCTCCACCTCGCACCTGACCAGTTCGGAGAACTTAAATACCGCATCCTTGCTGTCAACAAACTCGCAGCCGTACAGCATCGCATAGGTGGTCGGGTTGTAGCGGTTCCTGATACGTTCAATATCAACCCGTGCAGACAGGCCACCCGCCACCGCCTCTTCCAGCCGGATAATGTAGCGCCAGATCCCGTCAGGGCATTCACAGCCCACACGCATCGCGCTTTCTTTCGGAAACTCAACCGCACGACGCGCCGGATCATCGCCGCGCCACTCGTCACCGTTCCACACCAGATAAGCCTGGTGGGTTTTGGCGCTGGGTGTCGAAAAGTACGTCGTGCGGTATTTGTCGTGGGTCGCCATTGCCGAGGCCACTTCATGCAGTCGCGTGAATTTTGGGATCCAGAACACCTCATCGCCGTAAAGGTGGCCGTTAAATCCCTGGGCGGTACTGGCATTGGTCGACAGGAAACGCAGCATTGCACCATTGCTCAGACGGATATGCTTACCCGTGAGCGTGATCCCGAACTGCAGGGCGAAGTTAATAATATATTCACGGAAGATTTCCGCCTGTACCCGTGACGCAGAAAAGAAAATCTGGTTATCACCGGTCACCACCGCATCTTCGAACGCCTCCCATGCAAAATACCAGGTCATGCCGATCTGGCGGCTCTTGAGGATGAAACGGCGCTCACGGTGCCGGTTCTCGCGGCAATGCAGCTGGTAGGCATAAAGATTTTTACGCGCCCATTCATCCAGCATTTCAGCAGTCAGTCCGGAAACGTCGTTTTTCCGGTAGCGCCGCTTTTTCCCTTCTCCCCCGCCGCAGGTCCCCGCAGCCGCGCCGTCCTCATACCCTGCCGGACGCAGGGCGGCAATTTCCGCCATCCTTTCAGCGTGTTTGTTTTTCTGGGCGATGATCTTCACGTGCTGTGCGATAAGTTCACGCAGTTCGGAAAGCTCACACTCTGTCTTGCCCTCCCGTCCGGTCAGCACATCAATACGCCGGGCGATCACGTCCTCAACGGATTCAGCGGGCAGCAGGGCGGCCCACTGCCCCACATCACACCAGTGGTAAACCGTGCGCGGCGGAATACCGAGTTCCGCCGCAATATCGCGGGGGTGCCACCGCTTCAGGTAAAGCGATCGCGCCGCCTCTTTGATTTCGTCAGAATATTTAGCCATGCGCCCATTATGGCGGCGCATCCGGCCCGCATTCAGGCAGAAAATTTCGGCTGTGTTCGGCTATCCCGCGTTATCCGAAGACAGCCGAATTCAGCCAGTAGCCCCCCGCTGTAAAAATCCCGACACTCACCGGAGTTCTTCAGATTTTCACGTAAAAGAGGCCACGATGCCGCAGCCAACGTTGATGACCGACTGGATATGTATCGCCACATCAGGACCGACCGTTGACGGCCGCGAAATTGATCCGCAGTGGCTGACTGATGCCGCTGAAACCTATTCCCGCAACACCTACACGGCGATGCTGTGGCCCTGCCATGAGAACGACATCAGTTACCGCCAATACACCTTCAATCTGGGCGAAGTGGACGCGCTGAAAGTGGAAACCGGCGAGGACGGTAAAACCCGTCTTTACGCGCGACTGGTCCCTAATCAGTACCTGATTGAAGCCAACAGGCTGGGGCAAAAACTCTTCACATCAGCCGAATTAATACCGAACTTTGCCAAAAGCGGACGCGACTATCTCCTGGGCGTGGCGGTGACGGATATCCCCGCCAGTCTGGGGACGGAAAAAATCCGCTTCACCCTGAACAACGAGGAATACACGGCACAGCGGGCGAACTGCCAGACGTTCACGCTGGGCAGCCTGTCACCGGACATCTCCCCTGCCCCCCGTAAACCTGAATCATTCCTGAAACGCCTGTTCAGCGCAGGACAGACCGACAACACCGACACCAGTAAGCCTGATACAGGCGAGGACGCAAAAATGGACGAAATTAAAGCACTGCTTGAAAAGCTGATCACCCTGGTGGAAGGCGGCAGCGCCGCTGCCACTGGCGAGGGCACAGCAGACACGCCGGAAGAAGCAAAAGCCGAAGTCGCGGAAATCGCCGCCGAAATCGCCGACGCCGCCGCAGAGGTGGCAGAGCTGGCAGAAGAAGTGAAAGCCGCCCCGGAAGACGAGGTTAAGGCCGAAGCCTTTACCGCTGCAAAAGCGAAGCTGGAAGACGCGATTAAAGCGTTCAGTGCCATCACACCGGAAAAAGGCGAACGTTACCGCCGCTTTGCCGCCCGTCGCCGGGACGACACCGACAAAGAAGAAATCAAAGCCATTGCCGAAAAACTTAACGACCTGACCACGAAGCTGTCAGCCACCGGCATCACGCCACGCCCGGCCGGCACACCGGCAGAAAGCGAAAAACCGTTTGACTTTGTTTAAGGATACGCAACATGCAACTGAACCAGAAAACCGAATCACTGCTTCGTAAGTACGCTGCCGGGCTGGGTGCGGCAAACGGAGTTGACGACGTCACACGCTATTTTGCGCTGTCTGACCCGAAGGAGACCGCGCTGCGTGACGCCATCATGCACTCCGACGAGTTTTTATCAAAACTGCCGAACGTGCTGGATGTTGAACAGGTGACAGGCCAGGTGGTTACCACCGGCGTTCCGGGCCTCCATACCGGACGTAAAAAAAATGCCCGCTTCACCCTTCCGCTGGGTGTTACCGGGAATGAATACAAGCTGGCTGAAACCGATTCCGGCGCCCACCTCCTGTACACCACACTGGTCACCTGGGCGAACGCAGGAAGTGAAAACGAGTTCTTTAACCGCATTCAGAATTTCGTTAACAGACAGATTGCGCTGGATATCCTGCGCATCGCCTTTAACGGTACCAGCGTAGCCGAAGATACCGACCCGGTAACCAACAAAAACGGCGAGGACGTCAACACCGGCTGGCATGCCATCGTCAAAGGCCGCAGCGCAAAACAGATCGTGGAGGCTGGCCCGACGCTGGGCAAGGGTGGCGACTTTATCGGGCTGGATGCAGCCGTGGCAGACCTCGTGCATACCCTCATTGATGAGTCGTATCGCGGTCATCCGGATCTGGTGGTACTGGTTGCGCCCGATCTTGTGGCACAGGACAAGGTGACGCTGCTTAACGCCATCGACGCCCCCACGGAAAAAGTGGCCGCGCAGCTTATCGGTCGCCAGATCGCCGGGCTGACAGCATACACCCCGCCGTTCATGCCGGAAGGGCGCCTGATTGTCACCACGCTGGCAAACCTTCACATCTACACGCAGCGCGGCACCCGTCAGCGCCGTGCGGAGTGGAACGACGATCGCAAGCGTTTTGAAAATAACTATCTGCGCATGGAAGGTTACGCCGTGGAGCACGACGAAATTTACGCGGCCTACGACAAGCTGACCATCAAGGGCGCAGAAGAAGCCGAAGACGTCGGCGCATAAGCACAGAGGGCGGCGCAATGACACCCTGCCAGCGACACCGGGCGAAAATCCGCACACAGGAGGCACTCGAACGCCGGGAGGCGCTGACGGCCTCCCCGGTCAGCTTCCACCTGTTACGCGCGGAGCTTGATCGCGATGTGGCACGGCTGCGCAGTCTTCCGGTCCGTGAAGAGCGGCTGGCGTTCAAGCGCGACATTCTCCTGCCGCGCTGGCTGCCCGTCGCGGAGCGCTATATCGCTGACGGAAAGCGCCACGCCTGCCCGGTACTGGTGTACTGCATCATCTGGCTGTTCGACACGGGCGACCTGAGTCGCGCCCTTGACTGGGCAGACATTGCCATCAGTGAAGGCCAGGCCACGCCGGACAACTTCCGTAGCACCCTGCCCGCCTTCGTGGCCGACACGGTGCTGCAGTGGGCCACCGACAACAGCGAGGCCGGACACAGCATAGAGCCGTATTTTTCGCGCACCTTCAGGAACGTCACCACCACGTGGCGGCTGCATGAGGAAATCCGCGCGAAGTGGTTCAGATTTGCCGGGCTGTATCTTCTGCGCGACGAGGCGGGCAAACCGAGAGCCACCGCGATTAATGATACTGCCGTACTGGAAAAGGCAGACGCATACCTGGCACAGGCGGCAGCACTGAGCCGTACCGCTGGCGTAAAAAGTATCAGGGCGCGCATCAGGGCACGCATCAGCGCCCTTAATGTAGCGTAAACGACTACCCGCAGGGCCGGGCGGGCGCGGGAGGAGGCATCAGTGACGGAAACTGTATGGCCGTGGAATCCCGGACAGCCCGCCTTTTTATTCATATGAGGCACGTCATGAGCGAACCGAGCTTCAGCGTCAGCGGTAAACCGCTGAAATCCACACCGCAGACGGTGACAAACGGCGAGCCGTTCTGGCCGGACCTTGATCTGGCTGAGCTTCAGGGGTCACGCACGCTTCCGGCTGATTTACCCGACGACACGGCGGCCATGGCGCTGCTTGCCGCAGTGGCCGAGGTGAACACCACGCTGGCGCCGGTTGTGGCGCACTGGAAGGCGCAGGGGCATGAACGCGCCGCAGACGTACCGGGGGCCAGGATGGGCGATGAAACCCAGCTGGTCGCACAGTACAAAAAGGCCGTTTATGCCCGTGCCAAGGCCGATCTTATGGGCGAGTTCGCCACCATTGGTCGCCGTGAAACCTATCCGGGGCAGGAAAGCGAGGACACACGCGCCACCTTACTGGCTGAAGCCTCGCTGGTCATGCGTAACATGCTGGGGCACAGACGCGCAGGAGTGCACATCATATGAACCAGCTGGAAAGCCTGACCGCCTTCATTACCGAAAATCTGCCGCCTGACGCCATGCAGTTCTTCATGAGCAGTCAGGAAGACGCGCAGCTTATCCGCAGTCAGAAGGCGCTGGGTAACGACCAGATCCGCATGGGCGTGATGACGTACACCGGCGTGATTGCATGGGATAACTTCCCGTTCCGTAAATACTCACCGGGGCTGGTTTACGCGCTGGTCATGGCCTGGCTGGAAGAGCACGCGGACCCACTGAGGGAGGAATTCCGCCCGGAGGATGTGAACGTCGACCCGCAGTTTAACGATGAGGACTCGTGCCTTCTCGATATCACGGTGGGACTGGCTGACCCGCTGATCATCCGGGTGCAGGAAGACGGCCCCGTTCCGTACAGGGGGAAACGCTGGACACTGGTTAACCCTGAAATCTGGACGGCGGAAACCATGGAGCTGTTTGTCAGCAGGAGCCGCGAATGATAAGCGGCCAGCTGAACCCGCAGCAGCTGGCAGAAGCGCAGGCGATGCTTCAGTCGCTGGATCTGCCCCCGAAAAAACGCCATCGCCTGTTATGGCGTATTGCCCGGCACGGCATTATCGCCGCAGCCAGACGCCATCAGCGCAACCAGTGCGCACCAGACGGCACGCCGTGGGAACCACGGAAAAATAAAAAAAAGAAGGCAGGCAAGAACACCGGAAAGATGCTTAAAAAACTCCCGCGCCTTATGGCAGTGCGGGAGATACCGGGACAGGACGCGGTGAAGGTGTATTTCCGCGCAGTCAGATACGGCCCGACAGCGTCGGCGAGTAACGTCGCGTGGGCACATCACAACGGCGCCACCATCCGCTATCACGGCGACAGCTTCCGGCACAAAAAACCGGGGCGTTCCGTACCGTGTTCCCTGAAGCAGGCACAGGCGCTGAGAGCATGGGGGCTTGAGCTGAAAAGCGGCAAGCGCTGGCGAAAAGCCACCCTGTCAATGATACGGAGAAGGGTATCTAACCGACAGGCAGGCTGGCTGCTGGCAAGATTTGAGCGCGACGACTGGGAAAATTTTCGCGACCTTCACAGCAGTGATGGTCCGGGAATACGACAACGTAACAGCCCAAGGACATGGACCATTACCCTTCCGTCGCGCGTCTTTCTGGGGGTAACAAACGAAGAATTTTCACACATCCTGGCACGCCAGATGAACGCAATGGGCTACGGCCTGGACGTTGACGCACAGGATATCAGATAAGGAGTCACACCGTGAGCTGGCCGAATGTAACCGTAAGCCATCAGAACCGTTTCAACGGTGCCACCCGTGAAGTGGAGCGCACGCTGCTTTTTGTGGGCTATGGCAAAAAGAACACAGGTAACACCCTTTCCGTCTCCCCTGAGACCGACCTGGACGACGTGCTGGGACCGGATGAAAGCCTGCTTAAATCCACGCTTAGCGCCGCAATCGCCAACGGTGGCCAGAACTGGTTTGCCTATGTTCACGTTCTGTCTGAACCCAAACCCCCGGCACCGGAGGGTGGCGACGCTAACGCCGCATGGGTGGACGCGGTGAAAAAAGCGCAGACCATCGCCTCTGCCGAGGGCGTGGTGATTGCCATTGACATCACGGCCAAAGATGCCGTTAACCGCGCCACCGAAACCCGCGCCCTGCTTCAGTCCGCTTATGGCCGCTTTGTCTGGTTCATGCTGTGCGTGGCCGGACCGGGCAAGGATGAGGCATGGGCGGCATACGTCACCCGCATCAGTGCCATACAGGACGGCGTGGCAGCACCTGGCGTGATGGTGGTTCCCCGCTTATGGGGAAATGAGCCCGGCGTACTGGCGGGCCGTCTCTGTAATCCTTCCGTCACCGTTGCGGACAGTCCGGCACGTGTGGCAACCGGTGCCCTGGTGGCGATGGGTAACGATGAGATCCCGCAGGACGGCAAGAAACAGCCCCTTGAGCTGGCCACGCTGCGCTCGCTGGAAGGCAAACGCTTCAGCGTGCCCATGTGGTATCACGATTTCGACGGGCTCTACTGGTCAGACGGACGCACCCTTGATGTGGAGGGGGGCGATTACCAGGTCATCGAAAACGTGCGCGTGGTGGATAAGGTCTCCCGCCGTGTACGTCTGCGCGCCATTGCCCGCCTTGCGGATCGCGCACTCAACAGCACACCGGGCAGCATTGCCGCCAGCCAGACATATTTCAGCCGCACGCTGCGTGAAATGGCGCTCGCCACGGAGATTAACGGCGTACCGTTCCCCGGCGAGGTTAAACCGCCACAGGACGGGGATATCACCATCGTCTGGACCAGCAGTACACACGTGCAGATTTACATTGTGGTACGCCCCTACGAGAGCGCAAAAGCCATTGGCGTAAGTATTGAACTCGACACAGCACTGGAGATCTGACATGGCCGGAAATGAACGTATCAGCGGCGGCGCGTTTGATATCAACTACGACGGGATCATGATCCACGTGGAAAGCGCCACCGTCACCATCACCGACAACAGCGCCGTGGCACAGACGCGCGGCGTGCCAAACGGCTACACCCGTGGTTCTGTTTCTGCCGATGTGGAGGTGGAAGTCGACGCGCAGAACTTTAAAAAGTTTGGTGCTGTGGCCCGCTCTGCGGGGTCGTGGCGTGCCATTCCTGAAAAGGATTTTCTCTTTTATGCCAACAACGGCAGCGAGGAGGAAAAAATCGAGGTATTCGGCTGCGTCCCCATGTTGTCGGACGTGGTGAACATCAGCGCAGGTGAAGCCGGAAAGACCACGAAAAAAATCAAGTTCATGGTCACAAGCCCGGACTTTATCAGCATTGACGGCGTGCCCTACCTGTCAGCCCGTGACACCCGCGATCTGAAGGGGTGATGCCATGCCGGACGGTCAGACTTCACTCCTGGCAAAACTGATTATCATCGGTGCTGCCATCGGGCTGGGGCGTCTCATGGTGAGCCGCGATCGCATCACAGCCCGTCTGCTTATCGGGCGAATGATTATGGGCTCTGCCGTGGCACCGGTTGCCGCCATTCCGCTGTTTAAATTTCCGGACATGCCGGAGCTGGTAGTGGTCGGTCTGGCGTGCGCGCTGGGCATTATGGGCAGCGCCTTTATTGAAGAATGCTTTTGCCGTCTGGCAGACCGCTACCTGAAGCAGAAGGAACGCAGAAATGACCCATAAGCCTTACATTTCGCCTTTCCTGAGCCTGTATCACGCGCAGGCGCATGACGTTCTGCGGATGCTGCCGGAAAACAGTGTGGACGCGCTCATCACAGACCCGCCATACAGTTCAGGTGCCACACACAAGGCGGGGCGGACATGCCAGGGCAGCCACGCCAAATACATCAACGATGAAGATCTTCACCGCTTTGAAGGCTTCGAAGGCGAGAACATGGACGCCCGTTCATGGGAATACTGGACGCATCTGTGGATGACACAGGCATGGCGCACGGTACGACCCGGTGGTTACGCCCTGGTCTTCACCGACTGGCGGCAGTTGCCCGCGCTGACGGACGCATTCCAGGCCGCCGGCTTTACCTGGCGGGGGATCGTGGCATGGAACAAGGGACGGGCCTCAAGAACACCGCATACCGGTTATTTTCGTCACCAGTGCGAATATGTGGTCTGGGGCAG